GTGCCGCTATAATGAGTAGGGTCACGTGTGTTCACAATCCTGATTTGCCAATCTGGGATGTGTGGTGGTCTCAGGCTTCAAGGATGGAACAAGTAATTGAACCTGAAATGAAGGATTGGTTGCAACACTTACCAACTCGTGCGAGAGGCCAAGTTGAGAATGCTAATGTCAGTGTACCGACACGCAATGACTTAGTAATCAAAGCTTTCGTCAAACGTGAGAAGCGAGTTAGTGAGGTTTGCGGCATCGCCACAAAACTTTCATTCGTTCCTCGTCTTATACAGGGGAGGTCTGTAAATGTTAAGGTTGCAACAGGACCATTTACATGGGCCTATGGCAAAGCACTTGCTAGAGTTTACAACCTTGATGGCCATTATTTGTATACTGGTGGTCGTTCTGCCGAAGAAATCGGTAATTTCTACGATAGGATTGAACACCAGTATAGGGGTCTTGGTTACGAATGGAAGGCAATAGATTGCAAACGATGGGACAGAACTGTTGGCCCTCGACCAATGTTTTTACTTAAGAGAGAGTATGCAAGGTTGGTGCTGGTAGGGATGTTTTGTTGACTTTTGCCAACAGACACTCCAAACGCTACGGAGTTACCCAAGGTGGTATTAGGTTTGTGCGTACTTCTCAAGTTTCATCAGGTGATGGTGACACTTCAGCTGGTAACTCACGAATCCACCTTGTGCTGCTAGAAGCATGTCAATGTGTAAAAGCAGCAATGGTATCTGGCGATGATGCCTTGGTATTTACCAAGAACATATCGGGCGTAGAAGACTGTTACAGAAGTGGTGGTTTCACTCCAGTGGTTAACATTAGAGAGATCGATTTTTGCAGTGGTCTATTTTATCCTACCAGTAGTGGGACCGTGCTTGGTCCTAAGATTGGTAGAGTGTTGGGTAAGACTTTCCATAGTATGTATAAATCACCTAATGGTGATTACATGCCTTGGTTACGCGGTGTATGTTTGAGCATGAAAATGTCTTGCACATTCGTCCCAATACTCAGGGTGCTGATACCCCGCCTACTTGAACTAGCTGGTTCAGGTAAGGTGTATCGGGAGCACAGTCACCAATATAAATCATTGGCCGTTACGAGCCATGAGGTTTGCGAGGAAACTTGGTCTTTCATGATTGAAAGGTATGACTTAGATGAGACAGACATCTTGGCCATTGAATCCGAGTTGCAAACTGCTGAATTAGGCTGGACTTATAATCCTGCTTTAATAAGCATTATAGAACGTGACTTATAACATGCCACGCTTGCGTGGTCATCTTTATGTTAGCATTGTAACATGGTTCTTCAACCTATAAACATCTGGTGTTGCTTTGACATGTAGAGAGATCGAGAGATTTGTTATAACCATGGTGGTGCCTCCCACCAAAACCCTAGCTCAGTTCTGTTGTGACGATGAATTGAAAGAATTTACAACTCTTGGGTAGTAAGTATGCGATAGGCTATTTAAATATATATCGTGATTCACACATACCC